GAAATGTTCTTAAAGCAACACCATTAAATAATAATTCTAAATTTGATTGTAAGATCTGACCAGATGAACGAGTTATTAATGATTGTGGATTGACATTAGCACCAAGTTGATTGATTGCTTTTCCTGCTAATACTGTCTGAAGAGCGTTTAAATTCTGGTCACTAATACCGGTATTTTTTAAAGCTTTGAGTGTATCGACTATTTGACCAGCCATCTCACCAGGTTTACTTACACCAGTTGAAGCAAGTGCCATACCTGCTGCTTGAATAGGACTCAATCTATCCTCTGCATAGTCAACTTGAATAGAATCCGAAACTTGTTGTGGAATAGGAAGCCAGATGTATCTGGAATCCCCTTTCATAGTTTCTTTACTTTGTTGCCTAAACCTATCATTTTTGGTTGTTGCCCTATTAAATAATTTCTTATTCTTTCCTTCACCAGTCGTTAATAATTTACCAGATCCCTTTACAACATTTCCATTTCCATCTTTCTGGTACTGATAATTAACCATATCAGAATATTTCATAGGATTTTGAATCTGTTTAAAAATCCTTATTAACAACATATCCTGATTATTAACATCTGCATCCAAAGGATATTGATAACTTGCAGCAGGTTTTATCTCTTGTTCTGCGGGGGGTTGCGCATCCTTTTGAGAGAAAAGAGAGGAATATTTTTTATAATCTGTAAGCTTAATACCTAAATCTAACTCATCATCAGAAGAGTTATTGAAGTGAGAGATACGCCGCATTTAGTAATATAAATGATAAATTTTTTAATTATTTAGACGCTTATTCATAAGTGATAACCTTAGTATATCTCTTACTTCAGATTTGTATATCTCATAAACATCACTTCCCACCTCACTCCATGTATATTGACGTGGTTCACGCCAATGAGCACTTAATCCTCTAAATCCCCACTGGAATACATCAGTAACAGCAATGAATGGATTTGAATCATAAAGAATATTTGGTGTCTTTGCATTGTAGATAAACAAATATATTTTTCCTGGCACTACTTCTCTAGCAGAAGATGGTGTCAAAAGTTCAAGAACTCCTAGCATCCTATCATCAGGATCAGCAAGTCCTGTCATTTCATCAACAGCAGAACGGATTCTATTTACGTTAGTATCTGTATCTGTTGGTCTCTTTGCCATTACTTGATACCTAATTCTTTCTCCGTCATTACTTTAAATTCCCACTTTCTATCTTTACAAAATTCTTGTGCTGCTTTCCACTTTGCTTGATTCTTAGCATATTCATATGCTTCACTAAGATATTTTTTAGTTTGCCTTTTTGGTTTTGATGGAGGAGAACATTGCTTTAATGGTTTTATCTCTATAAGTGATGATCTTATTCTTCCACTTACATCTTTATATTTTATGAAGAAATCTGGAAAGTATCTATGAACTCTATTATCAACAGGTGAGCGATATGGTATGAAAAATTCTTCTGATTGCCACTCAAGAACATTTTGATTGTTATCACAATAAACCATAAATTTACGTTCCCAAAGAGAACGATATACTATATTTGTAGGGTCACCCTTATATTTCTTTGGATAAGATGGTTTGTATTTTCCCTTATATGACATCTAAATAACTAAACAATCAATATAAGATATTTAGAGTGCCTAGACCGCTTCCAAAAAAGATATCTCAAATAGCACCAGTATTATCACAAGTTGCACAGAGCTCTCATTTTATTTTTGAGTTTGGTGGATTAAGTGGTAATTTGAGAGAGCATTTGAAACTTAGAGGTATGGATTATCGATTTATTGGTGATAATCTATCTCTTCTATGTTGCAGGGCATCATTACCTGGAAGTGGATTTGCCACAGCAGATGTTGTAGGAAATTTTCCAGGAGTGGCGGAAAAATTCGCTCACACAAGAACATTTGTTCAAATTGATTTAGATTTCTACGTTGATACTGGATATAGGTCTTTGAAGTTTTTAGAACATTGGATGGAGTTTATTAGTAGTGGAACTGAAACAGTCAATCCAGCAATATCTCCACTACGTAATGGATATTTTTATAGAATGAGATATCCACTCGAATATAAGTGTGATGAAACTAGAGTCATAAAGTTTGAAAAAGATTACAAGAGATATGTTGAATATAGATTCTTTGGGTTATTTCCAATATCATTGAATTCTACCCCAGTATCTTATGAAGGATCAACTGTATTGAAAGCAACTGCATCATTTCATTATGATAGATATTATTCTGGTCAGTCACGTTCAATTAATGAATTATTCAAAACTCAAGGTAATTTAGATCCTGCACCTAGTGGAACTGGAATAGGTGGTGAGGTAGATTATGCTAAATTATTCAATGCAGGCACAGTGCTTGGCAACAATTTTAATTTTGGAAACGTTCTCTCTAATACTCAAAGATATGCCAGCAATAATGATTTGTTTGATGATGCAACAACAATATTATCTAATACTCAATTGAGAAGTGCTAATTTTTTAAACGGAGGGGGAGGTTCAAATAACGTCACTAAATAATTTTACTGAATTGTTTAGGATATTATGCCTTTACCAAAAATTGCTACGCCAACTTACGAGTTGGTGATTCCCTCTACCAAGAAAAAAATTAAGTACAGACCATTCTTGGTAAAGGAAGAGAAAGTTTTGATCGTTGCTATGGAAAGCGAAGATACAAAACAAATTGCTAGTGCAGTCAAGGATGTAATAAAAAATTGTATCATCACCCGTGGAGTTAAAGTAGAGGAACTCTCGACTTTTGATATTGAATACTTATTTCTCAACATTCGTGGAAAGTCTGTTGGTGAAGAAGTAGAAGTTTTAGTTACATGCCCAGATGACGGAACCACAAAAGTTCCAACTTTCATTGACTTAGATTCAATTCAAATTCAATATGATGAAAAACATTCAAGAGATATAAAACTTGATGATAGTTTAACTCTTAGAATGAGATATCCATCTATGAATGAATTCATTCAGAATAACTTTGTGGTTAATGATGCAAATCTTGAAGATACCTTTGGTATTATTATGTCATGTATAGAGCAAATTTATAATAAAGAAGAATCTTGGTCTGCAGCAGATTGTTCTAAAAAAGAGTTGAAAGAATTTATTGAGCAATTAAATTCAAAACAGTTTAAAGAAATTGAAACATTCTTTTCTACTATGCCAAAACTTTCACATACGATTGTAGTTAAGAATCCAAACACTGGTGTCGATAATGAGATTGTTTTGGAGGGATTAGCAAGTTTTTTCGGGTAAGTATGGCTCATACAGATCTTGAGTCATACTTTAGAATCAACTTTGCTTTGATGCAACACCATAAATATAGCTTGACAGAACTAGAGAATATGATACCTTGGGAGAAAGAAGTATATCTTGCTTTCCTCCAACAGTATATTGAAGAAGAAAACTTAAAGGCACAACAGCAGAATGGTTGAGATTTCTCCAATATTTGGTAGAGGACCTAGGATTTCTGCCTCAGCTTACACGGGCAGGGCAGTTGCTCCTATGGCTGTGGATGGTGGTGCCGAAACGAGAACGTTAATAACTAAAAACTCACTACAACTTGGTATAGTAGCAAATCAGATTCAAGGATTGACTGCACAAATGCAGTCTCTGTCTGGATCATTGAGTGTTATCGCAGGTAACTTATCTGCTGCACAAACACTTCAAAGACAAAAAGATGAACAAGAGTTAGAGTTAGAGAATAGATTAGCACAACAAAAACTTAGAGAAGGTAAAGAAAGTGTAATTGAAAAGAAGATACAAGCAGCAGCACTGGCACCCGCACAGAAACTTGCTTCGAGAGCACAATTTACTTTAGGAAGACTTCAAAATTTCTTTATATCTATTTTTGGTGGTTGGTTACTGAATCAAGGAGTGCAAACTCTGAAAGCCCTAAGTGAAGGTAATAGAGATAAATTAAATGAGATAGCTCTCAATGTAACAAAGAATTTAGCAATAATTAGTGGAATATATGTAGGTATTAAACTAGGTATTGCTGCAATCCTAGGTACATTCTCTGTTCTTGGTGTTAAATTATTAGCATTAGCAGCGATAGGATTATTCACAAAACCAGGTAGGCAATTAATTCAGTTTGTTGCAGATGCAGCACAGATTGCTGCTAATGCTATTGCAAATTTCATTGGTCAAGAAAGTCCATTTCCTAATGCAGGAAAGTTTAATGAGAATGCAGAAACAGACGACACACCAATTAAAGCACCAACAGATGAGGGTAATGAAACTAATATTGAAGGCAATCAATCATCACCAGAAATTGAACAAAATACTCCACCAGACCAACCAGCACCTGAAATAGAAAAACCAAATCAACCAAAACCAGATATAAAAACTGATACAGGAAAAGGAGATCTATCAGGAAATTTAGAGGGGAAGGGTGGACCTTTATCTTCAATCGAATCCCTTCAAAATTCTGCCAATCTTTCAGCTAATATCGCTACTGATATTATGACTAGTTTGGTTCCAAAGGATGATAAAACTGAAGGACCAGAACCACCAGGTCCAACCAAAGAAGCTGAATCTGGTTTAGTAAAAATGACCGCTGATTTTGGCAGTGGGGAAGTTGATTTGAATAAACCAGTAGGTTCTGAAGGAAAAATTGATAAGAAGGTTATTGATCCTGAAACAACAGAATATATTGAGCAAGAAAAATATATTGGTAAATATGGAAAACTTCCACCATCGATGTTGGAATCTATGGGTAAAAATAAACAAGTTGCACAAAGAGTTTCGCAACCACCAGCAGAACCTCCCGTAAATGTTTTACCAATACCAGTAAGTTCTGGTTCATCAAAACCACAAGAACCAGCTCCTGTAGCTGAGGGAATAATTGGTAAGGTAGAAAATTATGCTACAAGAAATGAAGATAATATGTATACATTTGGTGCTATGTCCAACTTTAACGTGATAGGTGTATAATGGCAATAAAACCGTCGCTACTAAAGAATACTAATAGTATTGAAGCAATACAAAATTCAATCAATGCCTTTGGTGTCAGTTTACGTGCTGCAAATAATACTTCATCTTTGATTATACGTGGATTCACTGAGAGCAATAGGCAGAAAAAAAGCACTATAATTAGAAGAAGAGAATTATTTGGAAAAAGAAGAGAAGCGGTTAGAAGAAGAGAAAAAGAAGATCAAATTGAAGCATCAAGAGTAGGTGGTATATTCAGAAGAACTGCAAAAGTTATTGGTAGTAGTACGAAAGGATTTCTTGGAAGAGTTATGGACTTCCTTGGAACAATTTTAGTTGGGTGGATTGTTACCAATTTACCAATTATAATTGACACAGTTCAAGATCTTATTGGTAGAATACAAAAAGCTGCTGCCATCTTAAAGGGGTGGTTTGAAGGAACTATAAACTTTTTTACCGGATTTACCTCAAAACTTGGAGATTCCCTTACAAAGATATTAAGTTTTGATTTTACGGGTCAAAAGAAACAAGTTGATACTGCATCAGATAAAACACAACAAGGTGCTGCGGAAGTTAAGAGAGATTTTTTAAGTCTAGAGCAACAATTAAAAGATTTTAATCTACTTGATTATCTTGGAGACTTTGCCAAAGGTGTTTTAGGGATAAAATCTGAAAAAGACCCTACCAATAACAATAATCCTAATCAATCAGATCCTGGAGGTACACCATCATCTGAAGGATCAGATCCGATTCCTTCAGGTGGTAAAGCAAGTCCTGAACAAATCGCAAGAATTGCTAAAACGGCAGGTATTCCAGAAAAGCATATTCCAATAATGGTTTCAATTGCGTTGGCAGAGTCTGGTGGTGATATTGGTGCAAGATATAATCCTGAAGGAAATACTGGGGAGGATTCTTATGGATTATGGCAAATCAACATGGATCCTAGATATGCTGATGAAAGATTAAAATTATTTGGTATAGATAACAAGAAAGAATTATTTGATCCTGTTACAAATGCTAAAGCAGCTTATGAAATATTTAAACAACAGGGGTTTGATGCTTGGACTGTTTATCGCACTGGTAAGTATCGAGACTTTTTGCCTGCCGCCAAAAAAGCAGCAAGTGCTAGCACTCAACCAACCATCTCAAGAAGTGTTGATTCTAGCACTAGATACAAAGTAAATGATGATGTTACTCAATTACTTGGTGGTCAATCTCAAGCAATAATTACCTCAACGAAAGGTATGCAGGAAAGTTTTAGAACAAAACCACATGGAGGTATTGATATTGCTTGTTCTGCTGGATTGTTTATTTCACTCATCGTTGATGCTGAAGTAGTTGGAACTAAGAGTGATGGGGGATATGGTAATGTTATAGATGTTTGGGTTGCATCCCTTGGTGTTCAACTGAGATTTGCACATAATAGTAGAATACTTATATCATCAGGTAAAATCCCAGCAGGAACTTCATTTGCTATCACTGGTTCTACGGGACGTTCTACTGGACCACATATTCATTTGGAAGCATCTTCTGAAAGAGGTTCAACAAATTATGGTGGCAATATGGTTCCGGCACCTTATGTTTCTCTGATACGTCTAACAAAGGCAAAGATTGAAGGTAAAAAATCTACCACACCAGAAATGTCTAATGGAAGCGGTGGACAATCATTAAACATTGAAGGTAGTAATAGAAGAACAGTAGTTGCTGGAAGTGTGACTCCAGAGAAAAAGGGTTCTGTTATAACCGTTCCCATGAATATGAGTTCGGACCCACAAACACCACCACCACAATCAAATTCTGGTGGTCAAATGATGAGTTCCACTAAAGAAACTTCGTTAAATAGTTTTATCACAAAGACACTTCTTAAAGAGTTAGAATACGTATAATGTCATTGTCAGATCCTTCACTTTACGAAGAAATTTTAATCGAGTCAAATGATCAGTCAACAAGTGTTGATTTAAGACTTGGTGTTCAATCAATTGATTATTATGAAGATATATTTTCACCCACAATCACTGTAAAAATGGTCGTTACCAATACTGGTAATACAGTTAATGGTAAGGGGATATATCAGGGTTTGCCTCTTAGAGGAGGTGAAAGAGTTACGATTAAAATAAAAGATAGATTGGATTTGTCGTTTTATGTTTCTAGCATATCAAATGTTATTAGTGTCAATCAAACAGAGACTTTTGTTTTAAATTTATGTTCTAGAGAAGCAATAACTAATGAAACTGCAAGAGTTCCAATCAAATTTCCAACTTCCTCACCAATATCAACATCTGCAGAAAAAATTATAGTTGATTATTTACAAACATCTAAAAATGTGGAAGTTGACCAATCGATGAATAAGTATGGGTTTATTGGAAATATGAGAAAACCTTTTACTGTATTAACATGGTTGGCATCAAAAGCAGTTCCAGAAATGGAGGGTGATGGCACTGCAGGATACGTATTTTATGAAACTCAAAGTGGATTTAAATTCAAATCAATTGATAAACTAATATCAGCAGAACCTGTTAGCACATTTACATCAACTGAAACCGTAGTAGAAGATAAAGAGCAGCAAGATTATACTATTGTAAATCATGTAACTAATAGGAATCAAAACTTATCTGAAAATTTGAGATTAGGTGTCTATGCTAGCATGAGAAGTTTCTTTAATCCTCTTAATGGTACATTTACACATCCAGAGAAAGGAACTTTTAAACAAGATGATTACGTAGATAAATCTAGAAATTTGGGTGATAAAATAATTCTGCCCAAGATTAGTGATAGTTCTGAATTAACCTTAGGGGATACTCCGTCACGCTTGATTACTGGAATAATTGATTTAGGAACTCAAGAGGTTGGGGTTTCTACTTCAAAAAATGCGGATCCATTTTTGTATCAATCTCAAGCATTATTCAGATATAATAGTTTGTTTACTCAAACACTCACTGCAACAGTTCCAGGTAATACATTTCTTGAAGCTGGTAATGTGATAGAATGTCTTTTTCCAATCAATACTACTGAAGAAGTAAAGGAGTTTGATCAGGAGCAAAGTGGTCTATATATGATTAAAGAGTTATGTCATCATTTTGAC